TCCCGGCCGCCGAGTACCCAGAGCAACCAGACCGCGACGATGGTGAGCAGGGCAATCCACCAGCGGGCATCGCCCTGAGGGATGCCGGCAATGAGGATGGTTGAAGCGGTGGCGACGACGGCGAGTAGGGTACGCATCATAGCTCCAAACAAGACGAAAAGGACGCCGAGTATAGCACGGGGCGCCGCTGGCAAATGGTAAGGCCGGGTTACAATTTAGAACAAAAGTTTGTGAAATTGACAGTATGTGACACACGCCTGTGCTACCATGGACCTCTCCAGCAAACTTGCATCAGGGGAGGTGACTTGTGGCTGACGACACCCTAACTATCAAGTTGAACGGAACCATCGATGCAGGCGACTTCGCCGAAGCGATGCGTCGCTTTAATAAATTCGTGCGGGCGCTTTCGACGGAAGTGGATCGCAAGGCTAAAATCACGCTTGACGTGGAAGACTTGCAAGTTGGAAGTACGCTCGTTAGTACCCATATTGCGGCGCCAGAGCCGCAGATTGTTGTTGGTACAGTCCAGTCATATCACGACACGACCCAGCTTATCGCGCGCCACCTGCCACTTGAGGGTCACACCAAGTCCGTCCAGCATTGGGGCAGAATGATCGGAGATCTCCCCCGCCTTCGGTCCATTGAATCCGTGCGCCTCGAATCAGTTCTTGGTGAGGCGCTGCTTGTGCGCGAGGAAATCCAGGTTGACAAGGCCCCAGTTACGCTTCGTTACAGTATGGGCGCCTTGCGCGGTCGAGTGGAAACACTCAGTCGCCGGCGTGGATTGCGCTTCGTGTTATATGATCTCCTCAATGATACCCCAGTCTCGTGTTACCTCTCAGTTGGACAAGAAGAACTGATGCGTGATGCGTGGGGTAGGCTAGTACTTGTGCACGGAAATGTTGGGCGTGATGCGGAGCAGTGGCGCCCAGAGGTAATGCGGCAAATTACGGACGTGACAATCCTCAAGGAAGTCGAGCCGGAGAGCTACCTCGGCTTGCGCGGTCGTTGGAAAGTGCCAGCTGGGGGGCTAGAGCCAGAAAAACGCATTCGGAGCATGCGCGATGACGAAGATTCTGCGCTTTAGCTATTGGGATAGCTGTGTATTCCTGAGTTACCTGGAAAATCACCCAGATCGAGCAACCATTATTGAGTCCATGCTCGATGAGGTTAAAGACAATCAGCGAGAGCAACGCATCATTACATCTGCGGTCTCCATCGCTGAGGTTTCTTACCTTGAAGGAGAAGATGACGACGAAGCGCTTATAGACGAGCTATGGAATAATACCACCATCATTGGCATTGTCGAGTTTCATGAAGGCATCGCGCGACTTGCTCGTTCTATTATGCGGCAAGTTCGCGAGTTGAGGAGTAATAACCCTTACAAGGTAAGTGGTGTTGATGCTATTCACTTAGCCACGGCTCAATTATATTCGGCGTATGTATTTTACACATATGACCATAAGCTCCTGCGCCTAAACGGTCTCCGGGTTGTACCATACTCGATAGTTGAACCATACGCAGCGAAGCCTCGATTGCCATTCATGTGAGGCACGGAAAGGGCTCGCCGATGCGCCACTTACTCCCACTGCTTTTCCTCTTGCTGCTCGCCGTGCCGGCTCAGGCCCAGCCGCCGTTTCGTGTGAGCCTGCCCTTGCTTGCCCAGGCCGAGCTCACGAACGTCAGCCCACCCGTTGCGGCCGACGAGGTGCAGGTGCGCAGCACGCGTATCCAGCGGTATAGCGGCTATTGGAACATCATCGGCGAGGTTATCAACCCGACCGCCAGCCCGGTATTCTTTGTCGAGATCACTGCGCGATTGCTCGATGCGGGCGGCCAGCTCGTTGCGGTCGAAGATACCTTTGCCACGCTTACACAGGTTGGGCCAGGCCGGCGCAGCCCGTTTTCAGTCTACATCGGCAACCCGCCAGCGACAGCGGCCGCCTTCACGATCGCCGTTACCGACGTGAACTCAAGCTCGTCGCTCGCCTATCGCGATGTGACCATTCTGAATATACAAGCCCGCGACAACTTCGGGCTCGAGGTTTTCGGCGATGTGCGCAATCCTGAGGAACTGGAGATGCGCGGCGTCGAGGTGGTCGCGACGTTCTACGACCTCGCTGGCAACGTGGTTGATCTCGAAAACAGTTTTACAAGCCCGAGCACACTTGCGGCCGGGGCGACTGGCACCTACTCGCTGAAGACGTTCAACGACAATCTAGCAACGGCGCGTGTTGAGGTGCAAGCACAAGGCTATCTTGCGCCGTAGCCACGCCGTATAACCGGATTGTAACGATCGGCAGCAGTCGAGCGCCAGCTTGCTGTTGCCTCATTATGGTATACTTTAGCTACTCCCGTAGCCGCCGCGCTTGAAGCGAAGGTTACGGGAGTATTCCATGCACAAGCGCGGTGGCTACCTCGCAACGAGGTTGCCGCGATGGCCGCACTTCCCGCGCCCCTCCCCATTCTCTCCTCCCCCCGCATCTCCGCTGCGCAGTTTGCCGCTATCCTCACGGCGGCCAACTCTCCCGCCGCTCGCGAGAACGGCGAGGATACCCTGTATCGCATCTGCCTCGACTTTCGCGTTGATCCCGCCATCGCCCTCGCCTTCTTCCTGCACGAGAGCTCGCTCGGCACGAAGAGCGTTGCCCGAGCGACGAAGAATTGGGGCAACCTCAGGAAGTCGCAGGGCCGCGCTACCCACGTCGGGCCGATCGTCGGTTCTGAGGGCAAGGGCAACTTTGCCTGGTACGCGACGTGGGCAGACGGTCTACGCGACTTCCTCACCCTGCTGCGCAGTGCAATCTACGAAGGCGCTGGCCTCAAGACGGTTGAGGCCGTTATCCCCAAGTACGCCCCAAGCAGCGACAACAACAAGCCGGCTCAGTACATCGCCGCGGTGCGCAGGGCCGTTGCGACCTGGCAGGCGGCGAAGGCGCCGGCCGACCCGTGGGCCGCGTGGGGCGATGCATACCCGCTGCCGGTCGAGCAGCGGGGCTTTGCCATTCCCGCCTACTGGCTCCCGCGAGCGGCCCAGTTCGGCGCGGCCACTTCTGACGAGTTCACTGCGGGCCTATCACCGCAGCGCGTGGCGCTACGCGTGTTTGAGCGTGGCTGGTTGCTCTGGAGTGAGGCCACAGACACCGTGACGGGGCAGTGGGCGTGAGCGCCTTCCGCCAGAAAGTCGCAGCTGCGCGCCGTGGCGACCATATCACCCTGCGGCTGCTGCGCGAAGAGCAGGCGCAGCGGATCGCCTTTGATCTGCACGCCCCACTGCTTGACCGCGTGCTAGCGGCTGCGGCGTCTGGGGCGATGCAACCGTCCGTTGTTGAGGCGATGCTGAGAGACACGCCCGAGCTGCGGGCAGCGGTAATCAATATGGCGAACGCCGCAACCGGCGACGTGCGTATTGATATGGCCGCCGGCCGTGATGTGGTGACGATCAACGTCTACGTCGGCGGGGGGACGTGATGTCCAACGAGAACCTCTACCGCGACACCGCCACCCCTGAGCCAGCACTCGCCCCGGCGTCGGAGGGTGCCGTGCTGCTCAACGAGATCGCCACGCTGCACGGCACGCTGGGCACGCTGCGCCAGATGGTTGCTGGTGGTCTGCTTGGCCTCTCACAGCGGGTTGTGGCTCTGGAGGAGCAGGATAAGGCGGATCGAGCCGAGCGGCAAGCGCGGCAAGCGCACCTTGACCGGCTGCTCTGGGCTGGGCTAGCTCTCGGTGGGGCGCACCTGCTGCTCGACGCTGCGCGGCTGTGGCGAGGGCGATCCTAGTCATGCATGAGTTTCGAAAATCGGCAACAAAGCTCGGGCGGGGCGCCCGGCGCGAAGTTCAGGCTGCGTACTTCGAGACAATCAGTCACCTGAACACGGTGCTGACACAGATGCAGGACGACGTGAGCGACATCAAGATCCGTTTAGGCAAGCTGGCGAGTGATGCCACGATCTTCGCCGCACAGGAGGCGGCGGCGCTCGTCGAGCCGCTGGCAGTGCGCCTCGATACGCTCGCCAACGACGTGGCCGATTTAAAAACCCGCGTGGCTGAGTTGGAGGCGCGGGCCATGGGCGCGCCATCGCGGGCGTTGGGCGGGGAGGGATAGGAGTATGCATGAAGCGGCGGCGCAGGAGCGGCGGGCGGCGCGGACGACCGCAGGGCTATCGGCCCGCGCTACCGAGCGGCTGGGTTTTTGCGCAGTGCCCCGGCTGCAAGGTTGTCGCGCGCTATCGCATCATGCGGGAGCCGGGTGGGCATGGGGACTGGTGGCTCTCCTGTCCCTCGTGTGGGTTGCTTCGGGCACGGTAGCGGCGCAGAAGCCGCCTACTCCCGGCCCGATTGCTACGTCAGTCCCTGATCTGACACCCTCGCCGCGTCCCACCCTCCCCGAAGTGCCGCCGCTCTTTGCTGGCCCGACCCGCCCGCAAGAGGGTGTCTGGTTCGTCACAAACGGCCCGCGCCTCAATCCGTGCGGCGATCCGCTCGGCGATCTGGCTGGGCTGGAACTCGCTGGCGTCGAGCGGATCGATATCACCTGCAACGCCGCTGAGACCGGCGAGAGCGTGACAACGGCCACGATCAACGGGCGCTGTCGTGTTGTCTGGTGGTATGGCGCCGTGATGGAGCGGCGGCACTGCCTGGGACTGCCACTGGTGGTCTATGGATGAGCCGGTGAGTTTCCTGGCCACCTTCCCGCTGATCCAGTCGGCCATCAAGGTGGCTGGCGACGGCGGGGCCAGGGTGCAGCTGGACATTCCTGAGAGCGAGCTGCCGGCGATAGCTCGGCTACTGATGCTTCGAGGTGTGGTGCTCAGAGTAATCGTCGAGCCGGAGCAAGTTCAAGAAAGTTCAACTCATGGCGGCACCAAAACTCGACAGCGAGCAGCGCGCCGCCCTACTGACTTGGCTGGCAGCTGAATACAGTGAGCCCTTAATTCGGAAGTGGTTTGCTGAGCGGACGTGGCCAGTGCTCGATCCGTCAGCCCTTAGCTACTATCGGAAGAAGTGGGCAACCGAGATCGAGGTGGCGCGGGTGGCGCGCCGAGGCAGTGCGTTAGCTGCCGGCCTAGCACTCAAAGAGGAGCGCGTGCGGCGGCTCGTCGAACACGCTGACGAGCTTGAGGCCATTAAGTGGGAGCCGGACGACAAGGGGCGGCTGTGGAACGAGAAAGCCTGGCGCGAGACCCTCGACGACATCGCCCGCGAGATGGGGCAGCGACGGCCCGACATCGAAGGAAAGCTGGTCGAGTTCCTTGATCACCTCCACGACATCCTCAGCCCGGAAGACTACGCGCGGGTCCTCGCTCGCTTCGCAGCTGGCGCGGCTGGCGGCCCAGCGCCTGGCGAGTGATCCCGAGCTGGCAGCACTCGCCTACGCCCCGCCGCACTGGGAGCTCGCCCTCTTCATCGCGCGCACGGCGATCGAGGTGCCGCACGATGTAAGCGCGTCGGTCATCCCCTTCGAGCTCTGGCCCGCCCAGCTCGAGTCCGTGCTGCCAGCGCTCGAGCGGGAGCGCTTAATCCTCTTCCTCAAAGCACGCCAGCTCGGTCTCTCGTGGGTTGTCTGCGCCTACGTGCTCCACCGCTGTATGTCGTACGCCGCCCAGACCTGGCTCCTTTTCAGCCAGAGCCAGAATGACGCTGACGAGCTGATTCGGCGCATCGGCTTTCTGCACGATCACCACCGGGATCGCAGCTCCTTCCCGGCCCTGGTCAAGAATAACACCGATGAGTGGGCCTGGACGAACGGCTCGCGGGTGCTCTCGCGGCCGGCCACGAGGCGCGCGGGCCGCAGCTTTACCGCTTCCGGGGTCGTGCTCGACGAGTTCGCCTTTATGCTCTATGGCCCGCAGGTGCTGAGTGCGGCCAAGCCCACAATCGACGCAGGCGGGCAGATGATCATCATCTCGTCCGCCGACGGCAATGGCACACCCTACCACCAGCTCTGTCTGGGAGCCCAGGCCGGCACAAACGGCTTTACACCCATCTTCTTACCCTGGACAGCTCACCCCCATCGTGACCCTGACTGGCGCGATAGGATTCGAGCCGAGAGTCCGGATCTAACCGAGGCCGATATACTCAGAGAGTACCCGGAGACGCCCGAGGAAGCTTTCACCAACGCCGCCGGCCTGGTGTACGGTGACGTGTACCGCGATGGGCCAGCGGGTAATGTGACCGAAGAGGCCGACTATGTGCCGGGAGCGGGTGACGTGTACTGGTTCCTCGACGACGGCTACAGTGCAGGCTCGGCCCGGCGCACGATGGGGATTGATCCCAACACGGGTATGTACGTGGCCGACGCACACCCGCGTGTGATCCTCTGGGTGCAGCACAAACGCGACGGGCGGCTCGACGTGTTCGACGAGAGCTACGCCTGTCTCACCCTCTCTGATGTGCATCTGAGCGATGCGCTTGCTCGCCCGTGGCCCGCCCCGACCTACGGCATCCATGGCCCCGGCTCGGCTGAGATTCGGGGCCGGCTCTTTGCCGCCGGGGTAACACCCGTGCAGGGTGGGCCGGATGTGGCAGAAAGCATCAAGGAATACCGGCGCGCGCTCGCACCTGATCACAGCGGCTGGTGCCGCGTGCGCGTTCATCCGCGCTGTGTGCAGCTTCGACGCGAGCATCTTGCCTACCGCTATGGCCCGGACCAGAAGCCCGTCAAAGCATTCGACCACGGACCAGACGCGATGCGCGTCGGGGTGTGGACACTCCGAGGGCAGCTATGACCACCAATGGCCTGCCAACCGTGCTCAAGCCAGAAGATACCGACCTCTCGCAGGCTGGCGACATTGCCCCCTTCAGCATTATCATCGGCCCGTCGGGCTGGGCCTGGGGCGGCCTGCTGGATGGTATCAAGGGCGCAACCGGCCTCCCCGCCTACGGCACGAAGAGCCGGGATGCGATCCTGCGCGCGTCGATTGCACTTGATCCCATGTGGCGTACGGCAGTCTACAAGGCCATCACGAAGTATGTCGCGATGGGCTACACGATCGATGATACCTCAGAGAGCCCGCGACGCCTCACCTATGCGCAAGAGATCGTGCGCTCGTTTGATCACGGCAACTACTCGCGTGGGCTGAAGAAGGGCATGCGCGACTATCTGACGACAAACTGGGGACAAATCGCGTATATCGACCGGCCAAAGCCGGGGGCGCGGGTGCAGGGTCTCTACCATCTCGACAGCCTGCGCTGCTATCCCTACCCGGATGATGATTACCCGATGCTGTACCAGAGCCCGATCCGGGGGCCGGTGCTGCTGCGGGCCGAGAACATCGTTCACGTTTCTGATCTCACCGACCCGGATCCGGTGGCCTACAATCTCGGCCATTGCGCAGCAGACGCGATCTGGTCGGATCTCCTGCTGATGGTGGCCATGCAGACCTATCTGCGCGAGAAGGTCTCTGGCCAGCGCAACCTGGCGCTGCACTTCATCACCGGCGTGTCGTCGGAGAAGCTAAAAGAAGCACTCAGCACGAGTGAGGCTGCTTCTGAGCAGCGGGGCTTTGTGATCTATCGAGGGAGCACGATTATCCCGATGCTCGGTGCGGCCGGCGGGGACGGGCCGCAGCTGATCACCATCCCGCTCGCCGAGGTGCCGGACGGCTTTGATCCCGTGCAGATCGCTCGCGACTTCTACTTGCGCTGCTCCAACGTCGTTGGGATCCCGGTCCAGGAGATCCAGCCGCTCTCGGGCCAGGGACTGGGGACGGGTGTCCAGACCCAGGTCCTCGACGACGCGGCGAACGCGCAGGGCCTGGCGGCCTACGCCAAGGAGTGGCCCGAGCAGGTCTCCTGGCGTGCCCTGCCTGAGACGAGCACGTACCGGATCATCGCCGACGATATTCGGGACCAGAAGCTTCGTGCGGAGGTATCGAAACTTCGGGCCGAAACCCGCAAGCTGCGCATCGAGGCTGGCGAGATCACGGTCGCTGAGAGCCGGCAGCTCGCGTTTGACGATGGCGATCTGCCGCAGGAGCTGTTTGCCGCGGTCGATGCGACCGCGGGCGGGCAACTCACCGATGTGCAGAAGCCGATTGTCGTCGAGGACGCACCACTTCGTGCGACGAAGGCCATGCGCCGCACGCGCATGGCCCCCGACGCGGTGGAGAGTGTCGAAGCTGCTGCGGCCGCACTGCTAGCGGAGGTGCGCAGTGCATAGCCTTCAGCCATGGCCGCTCGCGTTTGCCCGGCCCAACGCGTCGCGCCTCTCTGCCACGCTCAAGGCGCGCATGACCCTGCTGCGTCTGCAAACTCGCGTTATCGAGAGCCTTGACGATCTGAGCAACGGGATGAACGCGGGCCTGCTCTCACCAACCGAGTGGCATAATGAAGTCGTGCAGGTGCTCCTTGTTGGTCACACGGCGGCGTATCTCGAGGGACGCGGGGTACGCGATCTCACCCCAGACGCACGGCGCCTTATCGCGGCGGTTGTCGCTGAGCAGGTCGAGTATCTGGGTCGGTTCACCGACCAGATCGACGCCGAGGGCTGGCAGGACAGCCGCATGCGCAGCCGGCTCCGGCTCTACGCCGGGCCGCTGAAGACGACCTACGAGCGCGGACGTACGTTTGGGTTGGACCTACCATTCATGCCGGGGGAGGGCAGCGAGTGCATGGTGAACTGCCGGTGTAGCTGGCGCATTGCCTGGTTGGACCAGGAAGAGCTGAATGCTGACTGCTTCTGGACGCTCCACCAGGCCGAGCACTGCCCGACATGTTTGGCACGAGCAGCAGACAACCCCTACCGGGTGCGCGGCGGAAGGCTGGTGAGATAATGCCCGGTATCAAGCTCATCCCGATCAAGCCCAGGGTGTTCCCGCAGCAGGCCAGCCGGGTGAGTAAGGCCATTGCCGCGGTGACCCAGCGCGCCGCGGCTGAACTGGTGCAGGATCACGAGAAGACGGTAACGACCTGGACAACGAAGGTGAAGTTTACGGTCCGTGTGAGCCGGGAAGCTGTCACCGTGTACGCCAACAACGCGATCTGGAAATTCGTTGATCAGGGGACAAAGCCGCACGCGATCCGCCCGAGGCGTGCGAAGCTGCTCGCCTTCCAGGCCGGCTATCAGGCCAAGACGCGGGTAGGCAGTATCATCGCACGGGCCGGGGGGACCAGCGGCCCCCGCGTGTTCGCCAGGGAAGTCCAGCACCCGGGGACCAAGGCCCGGGGCTTTACCTGGCGCCTGACCGCGAAGTGGAAAACGAAGTGGCCGAAGTTGGTACAGGCGGCTATCAGCGAGGCGCTGCGATGAGCGAGAGCACCCGCACCATCCTGCTTGTGCTGTATGCCGCGATTGTCGCAGCGCTCTCGCTCTCACTGCCGGAGGCGACGCGGCGCTCGCTGCGTGGTGCGCTCTGTCAACTGGCCCGGGATCTGGACATGCCCGCACCGCTGATGCAGTAATATGCGCAGCGTGCTATACTTGACCTAATCGCATCGATCGAGCCCATCCCGCGTGAGCGGCGCCGGCACTCTCCCAGATTGGGAGGGGCCGGCTTTTTTGCGTAGACCATGCCGAATCCGTCAATCAACAACGAGCGTGTCTACCGTGCGCTCCGACGCCGTGGCTACTCCAAGGAGCAAGCCGCGCGCATCGCGAATGCGCAAGCGCACAAGGCCGCGGCGCTGTCCGATGTTGGCTCGCTATCCTGGCTCGCTGCGGCCGCCTTCGCAACGTTCAAACACCCCGGTCATAGCAATCAGAAAATCCATGGCCGGCGGGGAGGTGCTGGCCAGGCTGGGCAAGCGGCATACCAGCAGGCGCGAGCGGGCGGGGCAAGTGTCAGCGACGCACGAGCACAGGGCCGAGCGGCGACAGCTGCCGAGCGGGGGCGGGAGCAGACTGAACGCCGTGCTCAACGAACCGATCGCCTGAGTGCCCAGGCCCAGCGCGCTCGGGCTGCTGCGAACAGCGGGCAGGTAACAGAGGCCCAGCGCGCCCGGCTCCACGAACGGGCTGATCGCCTGGAGGCTCGTGCCCGTGGCGAGCGCGTCGGGCCACGCAAACCGGCTCCCCCACCCAAGCCAGCCGAAGCGCCGAAGCAAGAGCCGAAGACCTTTCGCACGGCCCAGCAGGCCGACAAGCATCACGCTGAGCGTACCGGCATTGATGCCAAGAATCTCAGCAAGGCTGAGGATCAGGCCGTGCGGAGTTATCAGGGCTACGGCTACGAAACCATCAACGGTACCCTGCGTAGTGGTCGAAGAGGCGACGCCGATGAGCGGCGCATTGTGCGGGATCTCGATAGTGCAATGGAGCGCTCGCGCCTGACTGAGCCCGTAACAACCTACCGGGGCATGGTTGCCCCACCCGGCAGTCACGCCGCATCGTTCATCGACGGGCTGCGCCCTGGTAGTACCTTTACCGACAGCGCCTATACCTCCACGACGGTCGATCCCAAGGGCGTGCAGCGCTTCCTTGGCAACCTGGGGCCGCAACCTCGGGGCACCCGCCAGGTACAGATGACCGTACGCGTTCCGGCGGGCTCCCGGGGCATCTACATGAACCGGGCCGCTCCGCCGCGTGGGTACACCAACTTCACCAAAGAGTACGAGCTACTACTTGCTCGCGGCGGCTCCTATCGCGTCGTCAGCCGCAGCGACAAGGGCACTACCACAACAATCGAGGTTGAGTATGTCCCCGGCCCGTAGCAACCAGCGGCAGCGCCGAGCCTGGAAGTTTCTTGAGCCCATCGGCGTTCCGGTTTCCGCAGCGCAAACGGCGGGTGTGCTTGGGGTGTACAAGGACGCCCAGGGCCGCGAACGGTGGGCCAGTGTCAGCAGCACGGCCTACCAGGATCGGGACGGCGAGATTGTCTCGCGGGCTGCACTCACGGGAGCGGTCGCACTGGCTGATGCGACGAACCAGCGCGGGCCGCTGCGCTTCTGGCATGTCCCTGGCCTCGACCTCGGCGACTGCGATTACCAGGCGGTTACGGATGACGGTCGTTTTCTTATCGAAAGCGGAACCTTTCGAAAGCCGGCCTACGCCGCCGCGATCAAGGCATGCGGCCAGAGCTACCAGGTGTCGATCGGCTTTACCCATCCCGCGCATGAGCCAGTCGGCGGGGTGTTTTCACATATTCACATCTTCGAGCGCTCCCTCGTGCCGGAGGGACGGGCCTCGAACCTGTTTACCCGTATCACCACGAAGGAGCGCACCATGCCGCTTCCCCCCGAGAAACTCAAGGCACTACAGGCGCTGTTCGGCGATGCCGATAGCTCAGCCCTGCTCGCGTCGGTGCAGACGACCGATAAGGCGGCCCAGGCCGCCGGAATTGCGTTCAAGGAGGCCCCGCCGGATCCCCCCGCCGTCTACGCCCTGCCCGATGGGACGCCGGCCATCATTCAGGATGGCCGACTTGTGGCACTCAAGGCGCTTACTGAGAAGGCCCCGATGCCACCCCAGGAGCTGCTTGCCGCCGCTGCGACCGAGCAGGCCGATGCGCTGGTCGACGAGGCTGCGGCGATGACCGAGGTCACCGACGATATGGATCTGGCCGATCTTACCGTCGGCCAGTTCAAAGCACTACTGGGCGGGGTGATGGACGAGCTGGCCGGCGGCTACTCGGCCAAAATGGCCGAGATGAAGGCCCAGTACGAGGCCATGGGCAAGGCGTTTGGGGCAGTCCAGGCCCAGAAGGACGATAGCGCCGCGCAGGTGGCTACACTCAAGGAGGTTGCGACGGCCGCCGCCAAACTCGCCACGGACCTGGACAAGCGCCTGAAAGAGCTTGAGGGCGATCAGGCCGGGGCGGCCAGGATTGCGAAGGAGCCCCAGGCCGTCGTACCCATCAAGCCGACGCTGAAAGAGGGTGCAGCTGTTGAGGGTGCGCCCGCGCTGCTGAGCCCAGCCGAAGCCGCCTACAAGATGATCTTCGGCGATGCGCCGCAGCATCCGATTACATGAGGGAACAATGAACGAGCAACAACTGCTGAACTATCTCGCCGCCAACCCTCACCTGCTCACAGCTCTGATGGCGGCAACCACGAAGGCCAGTGCGGTAACCGGCGGGGTTATTCCCCCGCACGGCCAGAACGCGCTGTTCAATGTGCCGGGCGTGTCCCCCGGCATCGTTTCGACGATCGTCAAGCCGAACGGCATTGAGGACTGGTTGGAGATGCGCGGCCACGTGCGCATGTCGATGGACACGAACCCGCTGTTTGGCATTATGACCGGGCAGACGGCGAGTAGTGGCTCGGAGCCGACCGATCCGTGCTCTGAGAATGTGCCCGTGCCTGGTGATCTGAAAATGTGCTATCAGACCTGGACCTTCGGCGAGATGACCATGAAATCCAAGCCGATCCGGGTCGATAACGCAGGCGAACTCATCAATCGCTCCGAGCCGCTGGATCTGCGGCTGCTCAACAACCCGTTCGGCGATCTCCCGGAAGTCGTGAACATCCCGGCGACCGAACTCTTCCGCTCCAAACTCGCCAAAGCCGTCGCCGAGCTCTCGCTCGATTTTAAGCGCCGCTACGCCCGTCTCATCTACACCGGCAACCCGGCGAACACTGCCGGGGTCACTGGCGGCTATGTTGAGTACAACGGTCTGGATCGGCTCGTCAATACCGGCTACGTCAACGCGATTGGCGGAGCGGCCTGCTCCGCTGCCGACAGCCTGGTGCGCGATCGGGCGTTCGCCATTATCCAGAACACGGCCGCAGCGACCCTCCAGGAGTATCGTGAGGCCTACCGCTCGCGCAGGAAACTCGCCGCCGACGTGGGCCTCACCGGGGTGGAGTGGGCCTGGGTGATGCGCTACCAGAAGTTCTTGGCCTTGGTCGACATCTGGGCCTGTGCCTACTACACCTACCGCTGCTACACCGCAGCACCTACGGGAACCACGAGCAACGCCTTCGTCGACGCGGCAGGAGCGGCGATTCAGCTGCGCGAGCAGATGCTGGAGGGCAACTTCCTGCTGATCGATGGCGAGCGCGTTCCCGTCGTTATCGATAACACGCTCGAAGAGCTCAATGTGGGTGCGGGCAATTTCCAGAGCGATACCTACCTGCTGCCCATTCGCGGCGCTGACTTCAGCGACACCAACGGCCAGATCGCCTACCTGGAGCACTTCAACTACCGCGGGCCCTACGGGATGCAGTCGGTCATCTCGCAGATGGGGCCGCAGGATGAGTACCGCGTATCAAGTGACGGTCGTTTCGCGATCTTCTTCCTCGGTGGAACCGCCTTCTGCAAGCAGGTGATGGCTCGCACACGCAAGCGGGTCATCGTGCGCGCACCGTTTCTCGCGGCCAAGATCGAGAACGAGCGCTACAACGTCTACCTGCACGAGCGCGAGTGGCAGCCGGGCACCTCGTTCTTCGAGAACGGCGGCAACACCTCGTTCTTCGGCACAAGCTACTCGGGTCCGGTGTAGGCACGCGGGGCGAGTGCGCATCGGGTGTACTCGCCCGCTTCCACCAGGGAGGAACAACCAGTGGAACAGCGTCGATGGATTGAAACACTCGATGCGCGTGAGCAGCAGGAGATCAACTTCGCCCGGCTCTACCATGCGCACTACGGGCATGGGACGCCTGGGCATCTGCATCTGATCCTCATCGCCAAACTCGCCGCACTGCTTGATGCGCACGACGGACGGGAAACGACCTCTACCATCGAATGGCTGCTCGTCGATCTCGGCACATGAATACACCGCTTGTTAGCATCGTTATCCCGTGCGGGCCTGGCCACGAGCGCTACGTTGGTGAGGCACTCGCCTCCTGCCAGTGGCAGACGTTCACCAGTTGGGAGGCGATCGTCGTCAACGATCGCCCCCGGCGACTCGGGCGCTATGCCGATCCGCGCGTGCGCGTGATCGAAACCGGCGGGGGGCGCAGAGCGGCGGGGGCACGCAACGACGGGATTACGGCCGCACGGGGGCTGTTCACGTTGCAACTGGACGCTGATGACTATCTGCTCCCGTCGGCGCTCTCGGTCCTGCTCACCGCGTCAGCCCAGCATGACCGGGCCTACACCTATGGCCACCACTACGGGACGCGGCCCGATGGCCAACCCGTCGCCGATGCACTGGGGCGGCCCATCGTCAACGGCTACGGGGTGCGCTACGACGAGTGGGATTACAGCCAGGCCAACCTGCACGCGGTTTCCGCGCTGGTGCCGACCTGGTGCTGGCGACAAGTCGGCGGCTTTGATGAGGCAGTCCCGGCCTGGGACGATTGGTCTGGCTTTCTCAGGCTGCGCATGGCCGGCTTCTGCGGGGCCGAAGTCAAGCAGCCCGTCTTTGTCTACCGCATCCATCTGAGCCAACAGCACCACGCCGACAATGCAGGCGGGGCCGCGCTGCAGGAGGCCGTGCGGGTGCGCTATCGCGGGGCAGACGGAAGGATCACGTGTATGAGCTGTGGCTGTGGAGGCGGGGCGGCGACGGCCAAGCAGGTCGCACAGGCGGCATTCCTTGGTGGCCACATCCCGCCATTGCCGAAAGGAGACGGCAGCGTGCGTGTACTGGAATATATCGGCCCTGGGGCTGGCTCGCAGACTTTTCGGGTGAACGGACGGTCGTATCGTGTGGGCAACAACGCCACGACCCGTTATCTTTCGACCTCGCACACGCTCAATCCGGATGACATCCCGGATCTGCTGGCGCTGAGCGTGTTCCGGGAAGTACCGCCGCCGCCGGCCTACGCAGCGCCGCCGCCGCCCATACAGCCGGAGATGGAGGCCAGTGTCGTCGTGGCCCAGCACACCCCTGGCGACGAGGATGCGCTGGAGGTGGACGCCAGTGGGATTGCACGCCCAAGTCGAGCGCGTAGCACACGAGCGCGCCAGGAGCAGGGAGCAGCGTGACTACGCCCACTGTCAGCGTCCTGATGCCATGCAAGGGCCGCCCTGAGCAGACGGCCCGCCTTATCCCGCGCCTGTTTGCGACGGCGGGGGAAGTGGCCTGGGAGCTGATCTGTGTCGTTGACGAGGATCCCGCCAGTGCGGTCGCCATTCGCCAGGTGAACGACGCGCTGCACCAGCAGGGCAAGCCGCAGGCCGCGCTTGTCGAGCTCCCCGAGCGCCAGGGTTACTGGAAGGCGCTCGCCCACGGCAGCCGGATCGCCCGCGGGCGTCTGCTCGCCAACATCGCCAACGATGTGCTGCCCGGGCTGGCGTGGCTATCCCGTCTCACGCGCTCGTTCGACCGGGCCTTTCCCGACGGCCTGGGTATCGCCGGCTGGAACGACGGGTTGCTCTTCGACGGGCACACCGGACACCTGCTTATCGGGCGAGCGCTGGCCGAGCGCTGGTACGGGCCGGCCTGCTGGCCAACCTACTACGATCACCTGTGGGCTGATGTGGAACTCTGCCAGCGCGCCATGGCAGAGGACCGCTACATCGTCGATACCCGGGCCGTGCTCTTTCACGATCACCCGGTCGTTGGCAAGCCACTCGACGATGTGTACCGCTACAGCCACCGGAAGATCGACCTGGACACGCAGATCTTCGAGCAACGGAGGGCGCTGAAGTGGCCGACGGCGTAACGCTGCTGCTACTTGTGCTAGCCACCTACCGTGTGGCGACCGATCTGGCCTGGGAGGCCGGGCCGTTCGGCTGCTACGCACAGCTACGCGGGGCGGTTATCCAGCGCCTCGGGGGCGAGCACTGGGCGAGCGAGGGGATCACATGCCCGATCTGCCTGTCGTTCTGGCTCGCCCCGGCCGTAATCGTCCTGTATCGCTGGTCCCCGCTCCTGGTCTGGTGGCTGGCCGTCGCCGGGGCTGCCGCGCTGCTGGCCCGCTGGCCGAGAGGGGTATGAGGTGGCCATCTCGTTTGTGCAGTCGACGGGCGCGAACGGCAATTCGTCGACGCCGAACGGGACAATCCCCTCGGGTGTCCAGGCCGACGATCAACTCATCGCACTCGTGCAGTGCGACACCGTGATCACCGCCGTACCGTCCGGCTGGACCGAGATCACCTCGGTTACGCAGACGAGCCGGCTGTACGCCTACCGTAAAACAGCGGGAGCGAGCGAGAGCAACCCAAGTTGGACACAGACCAGCAGCGGCGAGTGGGTTGTCTGCATCGGCGCCTATCGCGGTGTGGATACCACCAGCCCGATTCGCTCGTTTGGCACCGGGTCCAATCCGTTTGACGACAACGGGAGTGCGACTGCATCGAGTACGAACGCCGATGACTGGCTCGTATTCGGCTCAGGCAACGACAACGGTGTTACATCGACCGCCCCAACCGGCATGACCGAGCGCCAGGATCTCGGCGGCACGTTCCGGAAGGCGACCTTGTGCGACGAGGGGCCGCTTGCGACTGGCGGGAGTAAGACCCGCACGAATACATGGACTGGGTTCAACGCGGTGCGCGCCTGGCTTTTGGCACTCGCACCAGCCCCCGCCGCCGGACGTATCCCCGGCATCGTTACCCCAAACGGGCGGCGACTGCCGCTCGCAGCCTTGTTCTAGGAGGATCCTATGTCTGGTGTGCGTTTCTCGGCCCGCACGGCTGAAGTGGCATTGACCGCGGCCACGGCGAAAACGGTTGTGCAGATTGTCGCCGCGTCCAACCATCGCGTGCTCGTCACGGCGTTTTACGCCTTCTTCGACGGGGTAAGTCCGACGGCTGAGCCAGTGGTGGTGCGCGTGTTGCGGCAAACCACCGCCGGTACCATGTCCTCACTCACCCCGGTGAAGTTGAACAACTCTGACGATGAGACGCTGCAAACGACCGCGCAGCATACCGCAACGGCGGAGCCGACCGCGGGCGACGTGCTGTTCGCGATGGAAGTACATCCGCAAACCGGCTACAAGGAGCTTCGCCCGCTCGGGCAAGAGTTTGTGGTTCCTGGCGGCGGCCGGCTCGGCATCGAATGTACGGCGCCAGCCGGCGTGAATGTCATCGCCGGCTTCGAGGGCGATGAGTAAGCCATGAGCGGCGTGGTATTCGGCTGGCGTAACGGGCGTATCTATCAGGGACGCATCCCGCGCACCGCTGCACCGCAACTCCCGCCGCGCTCACTCGTTGTGATTGGGGCTGCTCGTCTGCCCCACCGGGGCCGCATCTATCTGCCCCGGCCTGTACATATCCAGACGGATAGACGCTCCCCGCCGCTGATTGTCCATCGCGACGACCGGCGCCGCGACGGCTGGATCGCGCGTACGCTACCGGCGCGCGACCTCGCACTCCGCGCGCGGCCCACGCTCCTGGTGCGGCGCCTGATTATGCCGACGCCAGGGCAGATACACATCGGGCGCGCGGCCCGCGATCTGGCTGAACACGTCAGGCCGCCGCTGCTCATCCGGCGTGTTGTTGCACCTGTGCCGGGCCGGGTCTATAGCGGCAAACCGGCCCGCGATCTGGCACTCACGGCGCGCCCGCCGCAGCTGGTACGCCGAGCCCTCATCGTCGTACCAGGGACGGTGTGGGTGGGGCGTCCGGCCCGCATCGTCACCGAACGACGGGGGGCGACCCTCCTGGTCACACGCAGTGGGGCCACCGTAGCCCGTGGGCGTGTGTACCTGGGTCGCCTCCCGTACCCAGCACCCTCCCCACTCCAGCGGCCCGTTGCACCCACCCTGGTGCGAGGGGCGGCTCAGCGGCAAGCCGGGCGGGTATGGCTCCCGACGCTGCGTCGAGCGGCGCCGGTCGTACCAGACTCCTACCGGCGAGCGCCGATCGTTGTGCGGAGGCGAGAGGAGCGCCGTCCGGGGGCGCTGCTCCGTACCCGCGGTGGCACATTCGTTATCCCGCCGGTTGTCACACCGCCCTGTGGCGTGACGATCACATCAGCGCCGGTTGTCGCGGCCCTTACGACCGCGCCGGCGCATGGCGCAATCTCAACCGCCCCGGCCATCGCCCTGGTGACCATGGCCCCGGCCATCGCTGATCTGCTCACCGCCCCGCCGCGGGCAACACTCATGGAGGCATGCGACATGCCGGCAACGCTCACCCAGATGACCCGCGGTGATACGCCAACCTGGAACCTGGCAGTAACCAATGACGACGGCAGTGCCTTCAACCTCACGGGCTGCACGATCTGGTTCACCGCCAAATATTCGCCGGCCGACGCCGATCCGGGCGTGTTCCAGCTGTCGACAACAGGCGGCGAGATTGTGATCACCAACGCCGTGGGCGGGCTGGCGACGATCACCCCGCTCACCACCTCGACGAGTGGTCTGACCCAGGATGTGGTGTTGTATTGGGATGTGCAGGTGCGTACGCCGGCTCCTGTGCGCACCTACACTGTCGGCTTCGGCACACTCGGTGTGCGGCGCGATATCACGAGGGCCTAACGATGGCAGGTCTCAGTCTTAACCAGTGGGCGCATGCGATGGGCTGGCACCCCTATCACTTCTTCCAGCTGGCTCATGCCACGCTCGTCCCCGTGAACAGCCAGTGCAACGCCGTGGTCTACGAAGCGCCCTACCTGCGGGCCGATCGGGCCAGCCGGCGCGATATCGCGCAGGCGATTGAGCATGCCGAGCAGCAGATCCGTCGTCACGGCGGCTTCTGGCCCAGCCCACGTTTTGTCGAAGAAACGATTGCGTACCCGCAGCTCGGCGATCACCGGCTGCTCCGGCTGTGGGATAGCGACCCACAAGGCCGCTGGGTTTCGATCACGCTCCCCGACCAATACATTCAGGCCGTTGGGTATGAGACCGAGAGCACGCCCGTTGTGGCTGCGCTCAGCTACAGGGATGAGGACGGCGACGGGCTGTACGAAACAGCCACAGCCGCCGGGGTGAGCGTGCCCGATGGTACAACCGATGCCGAGATCTGCGCGCGCTTTCGTGACAGCGACTGCGGCCCGGTTCTGCCAGCGCCGATCATTCAGCCGCGCCGTGTGAGCATCAGCGGCACGTCGGCAACACTTATCTTCGACGCCTGGACGCTGGTTCGGCCCATCCGCACATCAGGTTTCGCGGCAACGACGCTGGATCCAACCATCCTTCCACCTACGGCGACAACCCCGTTCGCCGATCAGGTCGTCGTCACCCGGCGTCGGGCTGATCCAACCGGAACCACGACGACAACAGCACAGGCCGTCCTTATCTGGGAGACCCGTCCAGCTCCTGGCTGGCTCCCGTCGTGTTGCGACGGGGCAGCGGGCGATCCCGCGGCGACGGCGACCGCACTCGCGCGGGTAACGATCCGCGACGCCAGGGCGGGGATCGTCGCCCTGGGGCAGGCGGTCTATGACGCGACTAGCGGCACCTGGTCAGCGTCGTGTGACTGGCGCTGTTATCCACCGGATCGCATCACGATCCGCTATCAGGCTGGGATCCCACTCGTGGATGGGGCGATGGATCCGGCCTGGACGCTCGCGGTTGCGCGTCTCTCCGCAGCCGAGCTTACTCGCCCCATCTGTTCGTGCGACGGGGCAAACAAGGCGATCTACGACTGGCAATACGACCTGAGCCGGACAGGGGCAACGAACGAACTGTTCGCGGCCCCAAACAACATGTCTAATCCCTTCGGCACGCGGCGCGGGCACGTCTACGCCTGGAACCAGGTCGTTCGCGCGCAGCGGCTGGAGGGGATCCTCGCAGGATAAGGAGAGCACTCAACATGGCTGGACAACTCCTCACGGCTGACGAAATCGTCAAGCAGTCGTCAACCCGGACCTGGTACCAACTCGGCAACGGGAGCCGCTATTTCTATGGCAGCCCCGGCTACCACTTCATCAGTGGGGGAAGCAAGGTCGTCGCGGGGACCATCGACCCGATCTATGTCCCCGACCCACGCCGGCCCGGCCGCTACCGGCTCGTTAGCCGCACCCGGGCCGCGCCGGACCTGAACGAGTTCTCAGTCGATTTTCACGAGGCCTGGAACGGCATCCCCCGGCACTTGATCCAGAACCAGTGCGACTGGACGTTCTGGGAGCTACACAGCCGCTGTGCTGATCCGAGCGACTTCTACCGCGGCTGGGACGGCTACGTGATGATCTACGAGGCGGCCCAGCTTGAGGGGGCGATCGATCTTGGGGCGCGCACGGCGATGGACAGCGACGACCCGCTCACCGACGGAACGACCTGGAAGGCCGCCCAGATTTTCCCGGTCGGGGCGGTTTCGTTCGGCGAAGAGGCCTCGACCGAGGTCGTTGTCGAGGTGATCGATGTGGTCTACGGCTCGTCGCTCAACTGTGCGGCGTGTGCGGATGGCTCAGAGACAATCTACGCGCTTACGCGGGCGAACGTCGGCAGTCCGGGTGCTCCTGGCCAGCTGGTTTACAGCCTCGATGGGGGTGCTACCTGGTCCACCGCATCAATTACTGGCATCGGCACGTCGGCAGAGCCGGCCTACCTCGATATTGCCGGTGGCATCCTGTTCGTCGGCACCAACAGCACCACGCTGTTTTACACCACACTCAACATCCTCACGGGTGCGCCCGGCACCTGGTCGACGGTGACCCTGCCGGTCGCTATGACCGATGTGTACGTGCAGTCGCCGACGAACATCCTGTTTAGCGCATCGGCTGGCCGCGTCTACCGCACGACCGATATCACTGCGGCCCCGACGCTGCTGGCAACCGTCGGGAGTGACAACCTCGCCCGCATCCACGGCACGGGTGAGACCATCGTCGCCGTGGGGGCGAATGGCCAGGTGATCTACACAACGAACAACGGGGTGACCTGGACCGACGGGACGAACGCTGGCTCTGGCTCACTCACCAGCCTGTTCGTGGTTGGACCCTACGCCTGGTGGATCGGCGATAACGCCGGTGTACTGCGCAAAACAACCGACAGCGGGGTGAGCTACACCACGGTGAACTTCCCCGGCTCGGGCTCAGGGACGATCTTCGACATCCTCTTTGTGAGCCAGAAGGTCGCCTGGCTCTCGCATCAGCTTTCCAGCGTGGCTCGGCTGCTCTGTACGCTGGACGGCGGCAACTCGTTTGCCCGTGATGACGGCACGAGCCGGATTGCCAACTGGCCGACGTTCCAGAAGGCCGGGCGGCTGGCCGCACCCACCGCCGGCACGGTCGATGTGGCCGCTAACTATCTTGCGGTCGCTGGCCTGGCGACTAGCGGGACTGATGGCATCCTGATCGCTGGTGCCCCAACCCTGGTGTAACGATGACCACACACACGAATGGACGGACGGCGCCACTACCGGTGCCGTCCCTTCGCCCCGGTTGGCGAGAATTTCTTACCGCTACCGGGTATACGATTGCCTATCGCACCCTACCCGCCGACTTCCTCCCCGCCCTGCGCGCCCGCGTGCATCAGACCCACGAGGCGACGAAGCCCGCCGTGCCGACGGTGCGCGTAGAGACAGCACCAGACGTTTGGAGCGAAACGCCGGTCGACGTGCATGGCGAACTGCCCGACGATCCGGACCTGGCTGCACGCGTGGCTGCGTACAAACAGGAGTTGACCACGTGGGAAGAGCAGGTAACGGCGGCGATCACCGCGGAGATGCAGGCCGTGCTCTTGCGCACCTTGCGCTTTCCCATCGACGCCGAGCTCGTCACCGACACCCGCGAGCTCTATGCGCTCACGAGTGAGGATCTCACTGCAGAGAGTGACGCCTATGTGATGCTCTGGCGCGTGATTTTGACCGACCAGACCGACCAGTCGGTCATCAGCTACTCGCTGCAAGGCATGAGTGTCGAGGAGGCCGCAGCGGGGGCGCGCGGCATGTTTCGACGTGCGGTGGAAGGGGCGTTCACTCGCATCGCACCGCGTCCCGGCGGGCAAGACAGCCTATAGCCCTGTCTTTCATTGGATGCGCGCGGCAAAATATGCCGGTGTTCCATGGCCGCAATTTCGAGTGCTCGATCGGGAGACGCAGGGCCAGATCGTGGCGTTCTATGAAGATGACACGAAGCTTGAGTATCTTGAGCACCACGAAGCCATGAAGGAGGCGCGACGCAAGAGCCGTACGGGCAGGTCGCGAGTGTAGATGGGGCTAGAGCCGGCTGGTGTCAGATTAGTTGCTGAAGGATCCGGGGGTTTTGATGCGGCCATGAAGGGGGCCGGCAAACTCGCGGCTGGCCTTGGCGTTGCCGCAGAGGAGGCAGCACAGGGCGTCGAGGCACTGGCGCGGGCTGCGGCGCGAGCACAAAAAATAGAGGAGTTAACGGGAGCACTCACGCTGCAGCAGCGCCAGTTAGCCATCCTTCAACAAGAACTTGCTGCTACGAGTGCCAAATACGGCGAAGGCTCGGTTCAAGCTCAAAAGAAACAACTTGCTGTTGACAAACTCGCCGCCTCCATCGGCAAAGTCGAAGCCCAGATCGGACGCGAGAAGGCGGCCCTGGATGCAGAAACGGCGGCCTACAATGCTGCCGCCCAGGCTGCCCAAAAGGATGCTCAAGCGAGTGAGCAGAATGCTGCCCAAAACGAGAAGGCAGCGCAATCGGCTGCCAAGCAAGCGGCCGCAGCCGAAAAAACAGGCCACGCCAGCGAACGTGCAGCGGCAGGTGTTGCCAAAGTGGCCGCTGAAAGCAATAAGGCGGCCGATGGGGCGAGCCGAGCAGCGGGCGGCTTTACATCACTCAGCGCCTCGCTCGGAAAGATAGCCGGGGTCGCTGGCGGTGTGCTCAAGGTTGCAGGAGGGCTAGCGCTCAGGCTCGGAACTGGCATCGCCGCCGGTCTGGGGGCTGCTGCCGTTGCTGGCCTGGGCTTTAACAACTCGCTTGAGCAGGCGTCCGCGCGTATTCAAGCCTTCACCAAAGACAGCGCGGTGACCGCGCAAGTATTGGACATGGTGCGCGAGCGCGCGGCGAAAACACCATTTGAGTTTAACGAGATGGCGAGTGCGGCGGCGAGTCTGGGACCGGCGGCGAAATCGTCGAACGTGCCGCTGGAAGAGTTACTTGGGACAGCCGAGATCCTAGCGGCTTCCAATCCAGCCGAGGGCCTGGAAGGAGCCGCGTTTGCGATCAAGGAAGCGGCCTCCGGGGACTTCGCATCAGCCATCGAGCGCTTTAATCTCAGTCGGCAGTACATCAACCAGCTGAAAGACGAGGGTGTGCCGGCACTAGAGATCCTCTCGAAGGCCATGTTGCAGGCCGGCTATGATGCCGATCTGGTTTCGCAGCTGGCGAACACGGCGGGAGGGCGCCTGTCCACCTTCACCGATACCTTTACCAATCTGGCCGGGGTTGCGACCAAGCCGATCTTTGATGCCTTCTCCAAGGGGCTTGGCGAAGTCAACAGTATCCTGGAAGCGCATGCGCCACTGCTTGAAGAGGCCGCCGCCGGGATTGCCGAGCTGCTTGCGCCCGCCGGGGAGTTGATTGGCGAAATCATGGTTGCGGCCGCAAACGGGCTCGTGTCGTTTGCCCAGCATCTGCCGGAGATTGCCGCCGTCGGTGGGCAGGTGGCCGGGGTGCTGATGGCGCTGGCGCAGACCGCGCGCCAGTGGTGGGACGCGCTCGCGCCACTCATCGGACAAGCACTCCAGTGGGGGGCAAACTTTATCGGGCAGGTAGCCAAGGGCATGTGGCAAGCCGTGAGTGTGGTTGTTTCCGTCCTGCAACAGATCGGCTCGATCATTGCGGGCTGGCTCGCACCTGGTTCCCCGCCCAAACTCCTGCCTGATCTGCCGTCCTGGGGACAGTCAGCCGTCAACGAGTTTATGGCGGGGTGGGCCAACCCCGACATGAGCGCGTTTAGCGAGCTGTCGGGGAGCATCGAGGGCATGCTGCGGGATCTGGTTGACACCGGAGCGGTAGACGAGGGCGGCGTACTTAACCTCATCTTCGGCTCACGGGACGCAATCGCCCGTGCGGTTGAAGAATTCCGCACGCTTGGGAGTGTCTCAGAGGAGAGCTTCGGCGCCATTCGGGATGCGGCTGGCCCAGCGGGCTCGGCAGCCGAACGTTTCGCGCGCTCGTACTTTGAGCTCCAGGAAGCGACAAACGAAGTCGCACGAGCGCAGGCGGAGCTGAATAACGTTACGAGCGAGTACGCGGCCATCCTCAACCCACTCAATGCTGAGCTGCAAGGGATCCAGGACCGCAAGCAGGAGATCAAGGACGCGCAGCGAGTGGCCGAGCTGCAACAGAAACTGGCCGAGGGCAAACTCGACGAGCAGGAGGCTGAGCTTGCCCGGCTGGAGATTGCCGAAATTGGGGTCGAACAGCAGATCCGCTCAACCGAGCGCGAGCGCGACGCGGCGGTTGAGGGGGCTGAGGCCAAACTCACAGCAGCAGAGGAGGCCCAGACCGCGGCGCAAACGCAGTTCGACGCCCAGCAGCAGGCGATCGATCTCCAGTCGGAGCAGAACCGGCTGATTGGCGAACAGATTGCGTTGCTCGAGCGACTGGCTAAGGAGCAGGCGACGGCGGCAAAGGGAGCAGGCGGCGGTGCAGGCCTTCCCTCACTCGGGGGCGGTGACCTGGGCCTGGGCAAACTCGATGAAGTCAAAGACGGGCTGGGGGAAGTCAATCGCATTGTGCAGGAGTTTAAGGACGGCATCGCTAATGTTCAGGCCAGCCCGCTGATCCAGCAGATCAAGGACATTGGTGCAGCAGCCCAGGACATTCCCGGCTATTTTTCAAACGCCCGTGATGCGGTAGATGGTTTTTTTACCACACCACTCGGCACGGAGCTCCGTGAGGGCGCTGGCGTTGTCGCCGACTATTTTGCGAATGATTTCCAGACCGATCTGACAAACGGAATCAATATCGTCAGCGGGAAGCTCAAGGAGCTCAGTAATACAACCTGGGCCAATGAGATCAAAGAAGGGGCTGGCGTTGTCGCAAGCTACTTCGTGAATGACTGGCCAGGTGATTTTCAGGCCGGGGCGGATCTGGTTGGGAAGATTTTGAGCGGGCTTGCTGAGGATCAGGCCTGGGTAAGCGATTTCCAGCAGGGCGCGGGTGTCATTGGCGACTATTTTGCGAACGACTTCCCGAAACATTTTTCGGCTGGGGCCGATCTGGCGATTAAGGGCTTGCAGCAGATCCAGCAGTGGATCGAGGGCGCTGCCGCCGATTACGCGAAGGGCGCAAACACCATCGGAGCGGCGATTATCCAGGGTATTATCCAGGGCCTTGACAGTGCCTCCGGCGGTCTATTTTCAAAAGTCACCGACATTATTGCGAAGACTCTTGGGACGGCGCAAACAAAGGCCGAAGCGCATAGCCCGTCTGAGTTGTTTGCGCGTGAGATTGGTGAGCCAATCTCACAAGGTATCGCCAAGGGCATCCTGGCACGGGTTGATACCGTCATGGCCGCTGCCGAGAGCCTGAGCGACGACGTGCTGAAGGAGCTTGAGAGTCTTGCCAAGAACGCGCAGAAGCTGATCGACGAAACACTCGCGGGTATCGCCGGCTTCGCACGGGCTCGCTCGTCTGCTGTGAGCGGCGTGATGGACGCAGAGCGGGAGGTAACGGCCAGACGCAAGGAGCAAAGCAAGATCGGCAGCGATATCGCCAAGGCCGAGGCCGATCGGGCGAAGGCCGCCGAGGATGCAGCTCAACAGATCGCCGACCTGGAGGCCGAGCGCGCAGATCTCGCGCGCACGGCCGAACAGCACATCGATCCTGCCGAGCGCGCAGACGCCGCCAGGCGTCTACTCGAAATCGAGCGCGAGCTCGCCGATGCGCGTCAGTCCGCAGCTGCCGACGATGAAGCGGCCCAGGCCCGAATCGCCGAACTGTGGCGTGCAAACGAACAGGCCGGCCAATCGTACACGCATGCGATCGACCGGGCACGCCGCGCGCAGGAATTGCTTGCGGAGGCGACAACAGAGGCCCAACGCATCGCGCGCAATGACCCTAAGCTAGCGCAAGACTATCTTGATCTGCGCAACCAGCAGATCAACGATCTGCTTGCACTCCAGGCCGCCTACGACGATGAGACAGCTCAGGGCACAAAGGAGCTGCTCGCCACACAGCTTGAGCTACTCACGCAGGCGCAGGCAGCGGAGTTGGCCTCGTTCGAACAGCAGGCCCAGCGCCGGGCTGACGAGATAGCCTCCCTTGCCGGCGACGGCAAGGAAACCGGCGACGCGTTGATCGATGGTATCCGGCAGGCCATCGCCGGATCAACCGGCGCACTCTCAGCCGCACTCACACAGGCGCTGGAAACGGCCATCGCTCAGGCGCGGGCAGCACTCGGGATCCACAGCCCGTCGACCCTCACCGCGGGCCTGGTAGGCGTACCGCTTGCGCAGGGAGTGGCCGCCGGCTTTGCGGGACAAGTACCGGCCATCCGCTCCATGCTGGCTCGTGACACCGAGCGCATGGTGAGCCCGGTCACATCCGTGGCTGGAGCAAGCTATAGCAGTGTAAGCTACGGCGGGAACAGTGTAACGATCAACGGGAGTAGTCTGAGCGAAACACAGCTCGAGCGGGTGATTAACCGGGTACTGGACCGGCGAACGGGCACAGCACAGACCATGGCGAGAATGTAGATGCTGGTGTACGAACATCTGAGCGTCGATACTATCTCGACGGCGGGGGCGATCACCGCGGTCTACGACCTGGTGAACGGCCCGCAGTACCAGAACGCCCGCTATGCGCCGGGGGTAGCCGCCCGGCGCGCCTCAAGCCTGGCTGGCCTTACACCCTACGCCGAAGTCGAGGATACACTCACCGTTGACATTACTGGTAGTAGTGCCGCGGCCTGCACTGCCGCCCTCGAAACGCTCATCGGCCTGCTGGATCAGGGGGCCCAGTGGCGGGACGGTCTCAATGTCGAGGCAGTCCAGATCCGCATGCGGATCCAGTTTGGAACGGCGGGTCTGTTGTCGGCGATCATCACAGGCCCGGCGCCTGGCGCATCGCCAGCCAGTTATCAGGCTGAGCCGGATGTCCCGACCGATCCGCGCAGATGGATCATCCGTGATGTTGAGCTACGGTTTGTGCGCCGGGGGCGCCTACTGGCCACGCAGGCAACGGCGAGTGCCGCCAGCCAGGAGAGCCCGACGGTTGGAACGATTACACTGGGCGTTACCCTCCCGGTTGTTTCCCCGCTGGCGCTGGCCTATAGCAGTGTGGCGGGCACGCTCAACCCCTCGTTCCTGCTGACCGCGCCCCGGGCGAACGCGCTGGTGAGTGCCGCAGCCCTCACGGGAACGGCGACCGGCTACACCAGTGTCAATGATGCGGCCAATAGCCCGTACCCATCACAGACCAATGTCCTGCGCTACACGCCAACGGGGACGGCCGTAGCCGCAAGCGGAGCTATCACGGGGGCTGTGCCCACGATAGGTCGCCAGTTTGCCGTGTTCGCCGCCGTGCGCAACAATTCGGCGACGGTAACGTTTCTTATCCGCACGCGGCTGATCAACCAGACCTACGGCCCGGCCGGACCCTGGCAGGTCGTTGACACTAGTAGTACCACCCCGCGCATTCTCCCACTCGGCATCATCAGCCTCTCAGCCAACCCGGGAGCAAACACACTGTTTTTGGAGATCCAGGCGCTCAGTACCAGCGGCTCGCCGACTCTGGATATTGCCTATGTTGTCACTCTGGCGGTCGATACGCCGGGGGCGCGCATGGTGACACTGCGCGCGGCGAGTGCGTCACCGTTCCTGTTCTATGCAACCGAGGCCAACTATGATCGCTCGGGCGGCATTCGGGCGGCGGTATCTGCCCCAGGCACACCTGGGGTGAACCTGCCATACGACGGCGATATTGATCTTGCTGCAGCGTCAGACCGCGTGCTCGCGTCATTCGTACGTGTGAACGGAACAGCCTGGCGCCCGACAACCCAGTACACGCTCACCGCCTACTGGCGGCGTGCCTACCTGAGTCCACAATGATCGATCTGGCACTCTTCGACGGAGAGACGCGCGTGGCTGTTCCGACCGAGCAGGCCACCGCCTGTACGCTGGCAACCGGCCCGCGCGGACTGGAGTCGATCACGGCAGAAATCCCGCTTTCGACGATTGAGGCCTTCGACCTCTACAGCCGGCTTGGGCGGCTTCAGGCACGACTTACGCATGCCGGGCAGCAGATCGGGCGTGGGCGGGTTGAGGATCCGAGTCTCACCGACGCGGACGCGTCGATCACGGCACTTGGGCCCTGGCGCGAGCTCGCTGACCTGCCCTACACGGCGCTCTGGAGTGCTTCAGGTGTGGAAGGCTGGTTTGAGAGTAGCCCGGTCTACAACACAACCGTGCTCTCATCGCGAGCTCCCGAACTCTACGAGTACGAGTTCTCGGAGCGAATCGTCATCAGCCTGATCAAGGGAACGAGCTACCCGGCCTCGGGTGCGCGCGTGGGCGGCGTGGCGTTTCGCGGACCGCATCTGGGTGTACGCGACATTGTTGGGCTGGAATTTCGGGTACGTGTGCTTATCCCAACGAACTGGCTGTTTCAAGTCAACCGCTATGACGGGGATGATTTCAGCACAGCGACGAATGTACTCTCGGTTACATCAGCTGGCGTACTGATCGACCGGGCCTATCACCTGCTCTTCACGGGGAGCAAGGCCATAGAGATCTTCATTCTCAACGACACGGGTGCCACCTCTACCCCGGCCGGTGAGACCGGAAGCTGGTACTGCTGGCTTTCCGATCTGCGGGTTGTCACCGCCTCAACCAACCGCATCGCCGTCCAGCTCACCGCCAACCGCAACGCGGGGGCGAGTGTTACAGCAGACGTAGGATCAACAGCGGGGATGTACGTAGGCCAGCGTCTCAACATCGGCAATGGCGCAACGGGCAGCGAGTGGGTGACCGTCGAGAGTATCACCAACAGTACCCAATTCGTTGCTACATTCGCCACCAACCACCTGAGCGGAGACGATGTACGGGCCTACAAAATTCGGCCTGATGAAATCGTGGCCACCATGCCAGCCTATCTCACGGCCACGAACAGCGGCGGTGTGCTCTCCAGCAGCACCGCGCTCATTCAGAGCTGCGACCGTGACGTGCTCAGCGCGGTGTGGGAAGATACGACCCCGGCTGATATCATCGGTGAACTGGCCGAACGGGGGAGTGCGACAGCACGATTCGAGGCTCAGGTGTGGGCTAACGGGCTCCTTGTGTTTCGTCCAGCAGGGAGCAGCGATCAAACCTGGTATGTCGATGCAGCTGATCTCAGGATCGATCAGACCCTCGACGGGCTGATTAACAGTGTCTACCCACGCTACGAGGGGCCGGACGGACGTACGCTGCGCGGGGCGAACCAGGCCGACGCGGTGAGCACCACACTTTACGGTCTCACCCGGCGCGGGGCGGTCGATGCCGACACAACCAATGCGACGATTGCGGGGCAACTTGCCGCGGTCGCGCGGGATCAGACCAGCGCTCCCGTGCCGCGCGTCGGGCTCACGGTTGATCGAGTCTATACAAGTAGTGGGGCACTGGCCCCACTTGAGCAGGTGCGCACGGGCGACACCGTCGTTATACGCAATCTGCCACCGGCAGCTGGACAGGCGATCGATCGGATACGCACGTTTCGCCTGGCCGAAACACGGCTGGACCTGATTGCGAGCACACTGACCCTCGTCCCCGAAAGCCCGCTTCCCGATATCGAGCATCAGCAGGCCGCCGTGTTCGCAGCAGCAGAGATAGCCGCCGCCTCCAGCGGTGTACCTGCTGCGCTCCCCACAACGATCCTCGCACCACAACAGAACAGGCGCCGCAATCCGACGCCATAAGCACAATCGAGGCGTTGCCCCCTACGCATGGCGCACGGGCCTCAGGGCTGACGCATGCGCCTCCCCGCCAAGCAGCGCCTCCAGCAGATCAGCCAGCTCGTCGGGTGGTAGGCGGGCTTCGAGCGCGTCGAGCAGCTGGGCCGTAGCATCGACATCGTTGCGGGCCAGGGCGACGGTGAGGGCGAGGATGAGGTCGAGGGTGGTCATCGGTGGCTCCTGTGATACGGCGGTTCCACCGATGTACCGCTGGGCGGGGGCCAAAGGATACGCTCTCGCCCGAGTTGTGTTGGTGTGAACAATGTGTAATGGGCGCCGGGCTTCTGATTTAGGAGCGGGCACGGCGCCGAGCAAACGGGCTTCGGCTGGTGAGGTAACAGGGTCACGAAAGCGCCCTCTCCCAGACTCGGGAGAGGGCGCTTGTTGCTTCGGAGCCGCGTCGCCAGCGCAGTTGGGGTGCCGGGTGTATGTGAATTCACCTACGTAAAACCCTCGTGTTCATCGCCTCGTCATCCCCCAGTACTAGGGTGTGGCCATCTATTCCCTCGTCGTGAAAGGCCACTATGCAGCACAACACTCCCCGTTGGCTATCGGCCATTGCCAGCTTCATTGGGCGTGCGCTCACCTACTGGGGGAACGATGTGCGCACGCGGCGCTCGTGCCTCGGTAAGGGGGTCTCCATCGCGATCGGTCTTTTTGTCATCCTCTGCGCATGCACACTGCCGTTTGCGATGGCGCAGCGTGCTGGTGAGGCTGTCGGCCTGCTCCCAACCCGCACACCTCCCCCAACCGCTACTCCGCGCCCACCGACCCCGACTCCAGGCCCTACACACACGCCACAGCCCACTCCTACGGCCGCCCCGACGCAGACCCCCACGCCGACCGCTGCGCCCTCGGCCACCCCTGCCCCGCCAACCGGAGCTGCGCAGACGGTGGCGAACCTGCGCAGTGAGCCACGGACGGTCGCCGAGACCGTGATCGGCAAGCTCTGCCCCGGTGATACGCTCGACTACCTGACCGTGCAGCACGTCGGTGACACGCGGTGGTACTTTATCCGTGTGGCCGCTATCGAGGATGACTGCGATCCCCAGCGCGCGCCCGTGGGGGCCGAGGGGTGGGCCGCCGCGAGTGTCGTCGGCGAGCCATCGTATGGCGTGCAGATCTATGTCAGTCGCATTGGGGGGCGTCTGCCAACGCCGATTTCGCTCCCGCCAACGCCCCGCCCCACCTTCACACCGGCCCCGGTTGTCCCGGCGCCGTCGAGCGGTGGCCGAACTGGAGCCATCTGTCGCGATGGTACCCGCTCCTCAGCGACGGGGCGCGGCGCCTGCTCGCATCACGGGGGTGTGGCGCAATGGCTGTACGGGCCGTGAGTGGCGCACACACAGACGCCCCGGATCTCATCGAGATTCGGGGCGTTGCGTTGGGGGCGGGTCAGGGGTGAGGGCAGTGTTAGACGCACCGCTCCCAGAAATGAGTAGTTCATGGATAGCTCCTCACCGTCGCCGCCGCCGATAGGCATCATCAGCCTTGCTCATATCCTCGTGGTAAATCTGTGCCGCGAGCGCATTCCAGCCGAGCGTGTAGGCAACCAGCATCGGCACACTGCCGGCAACCAGGCCGATGAGGATCGCCCGTCCGCCATCGGACAGCCACAGCGGACGCAGCAGATCGATAACAAGCATCTGCGCATCGTAGGGCAGCACGACAAAGATCACCACAGTGAGTATGAGCATGATGAGCATGAGCTACTCCTGAGCCTCCAGCGCAGTCACATCAGCCATCAACTTGTCGGCATAGGCGCGCAACTGCCAGGGGCGCCACGTATCGCCTAAGGTTTGCAGCCGGCCAGCATGCCAGCGAAGTGACCGAATGATA